AGCCGGATTGCAGCGTTCCAACCGTTATCGCTGCCGCTGTTGCCGCTGACGTTGCTATCCTTGTTACTGTTTTAAATGACTTTGCAGTTGATACTGTAGCAATATTGCCACCCGCTAGAGTTTCACTAATTAAAGATCCGCCATTATTAGTCCCATAAACTGTGAATGTCATACCACTATCATTCCCGGCTGATGCTATCGAGACTTTTCCTGAAACAGACAGTGTAGCGACAACCTTCTCCACTTCTGGCGGAATCTGTGAAACAAATTGGCTTGTGGTCGCCGCCAATGATCCATTAAGCGTCACATTAGTTGCAGATGCTGGCGACTGGCTTAACGCAATAGAATTGGCACTAAGGGCTGCGTAGCCTCCCCATGTTTTGCTTATTGGACGCATTGATTAATCTCCTTATACTTGAGTTACACCTAAAGCCCCAAGTCTAGTAGCCGCTGGACCAGCCGCATTAGACGGCAATAATATCGCAACAACAAGGCGTTTCGCACCGTCCGAAACAGAACTCAATGCCAGTGTCCCGCGTACATCACCAGTCGTCGTAGTTGCAGGAGATGTCGCAACAGCAGCAGTGAATGTCCCTGTATTCTCAGCAAGAGTGCTATCCCATCCGCATCTAGCAACATACCCCAGATCACTAACAGCTAAAGGCATCCCGATAATATCAGTCGTTCCAACCGTCACCGTGACTACTGGGCTTGCTGCTATTGTCATCGTGGCAACTTGCCAGAATGCTTTTTTGCCGTTAACTGTTGTCGAGGCAGATGCGCTACTGGTTATTACCTCGCTCATTGGCTGACCGTAATAGTCATAACCAGTAATTGTGATTGCGCGAGCTGTTGGCGATCCGGCACCAGTCCTTACACATAGAGCGCGAGGGGTGTCTAGTTGTGTAACAGTGACCCCATCCGGTCTAACTACGGACGTAGTGCCTGTCCCTGCAACTCTAGTGATTGCTGCTGTATATACGGAAGCCGTAGCTAATGCGACCAAGTTAAGTGCAAGTGGCACTACATCATGGATATAAATTCTACCCAGCGGTCCAACTCCGGTTTCCATCGGTGAAGAATTACCTAAAGCTGAAGCAGGAACAACGCCCTGATATGTCTCCGCTGATCCTAAAAATAAATCATCTGTAAATTTCGGCACGATATGCTCCTTTTTATCTATTCAATAAATCCATAAAAGAAAACTCCAGTCTCAGAGTTTTCTTTTGTTTGGATATGCGTTACATTAAATGCCGGGAGTGCCCCATACTGCACGCCAGTCTGTCCAGCCAACATCGTAACGCTCTGTTGCCTTGAATCTCATGCTGTCAGTCTCGAAATCGCCTTCCATAGTCTTTTCAAGCTTGCGCCTCATCATGAGCTTAAGCCCTTCTGGTGCGTTAGTCTGAATCCACCATGCAGTGGAAGAAGACAGACGTGACATCACAACTGCGCCATCAGCCAGAGAGCCTGTTGATTTGATTGGGTTAAGGTCGTTGTTGGCATTGCCTGACCTTAATACTGACTTAAGGATAACTTCGGCTTGGAACATATTGCCAGGGGCTACGATAAGTTGCGTTGGCTTAAGAGCGATTTTCTTATTCGTATTGTCCTGCGCTCCCCTGATCTGAATCAACATCTGTTCTGCTGAAGTCTGAGACAGTACAGAGGCCGTAGTCAATAAGTTACTTTGAACTCCCTGTGCTACTGGGTGAGAAGCACTACACAAACAAACGCCATCACCACCTATATAATTGGAGTTAAAAGCTCGGTTTGGTACGTTAGCTGACAGCGTTTCTTTGGTATCAACCAGTGATTGCGCTAGATGTTTAGCGAACGTCTGACCAATACGAATATGATCGCCGTCCTCAACAAGCACTTTGGTCAACGCAAATGCCATGCCGTAAACCTTGTAGACATACCGCTTCATAAACAGCACGCCGCCTTGTTGATAGGTTACTGCTGCACCATCAGGAAGCTCAGGTGCTGCCGGGAATCCGTACAACGCCGGCTCTTCGTGATAGTTACGAGGGATACCGTTTTCCTCTTTGAAAACTTTTGACCACTCATCTGCCCTTAAATCATAAATCCCATCGAAACATTCATTCAGTATTGGCTCAACTATTGAACGAAAGTCCGTACTACGCATTGGTGCGCTCATGTCTTATTCTCCTTAGATCGCGTTAGCGACTGGTCTGTATTGATGTTTAGTGATGCTCACATGAACATTCGTGTATGCATCTCCCCAAGCATTGTCAATGTTCGGAGCAAGATTCAATATTCTGAATGTGGCGTTATTCCCAGCCGCTGCCAATGTCGTGCTTAATGTAGTCTGAGACAATCCAGTGGTCGTCGAACCCGCTGTTGCATTAGTGAGGTCGGCTTCATCACCGACTGATGCTTGCGTCAGAGACCCATCTGCTTGCATCTCATAAACAATTTCAGCATCGCTATAGAAATATGCCCTGCAAGAACCCGCCAGATATGCGGTATTAGCTGGCCAATAATTCGACACTCTTGCGCGACCCGTTGTGTCCGTCCATTCCACCCCAGCGAACGATCCCAGCATTGCGTCCCCTGCTGCGCACGCTTGAATGACTCCGGTTGTAGCCATCTTGATCGCTTGACCTTTCAGGATAGCGCTGGAGTACGTTGATAGAATGCCGTCTGTTAACACTACTGGCCTAATTAATCCGCTAGGATGGTATATAGGCTTCAATCCAAATGGTGCTGCTGTTGAACTCATGTTAATTCTCCCATGTTTGTTATATTAGCCAGCGAATACAGGTGCTGACCTTCTTTCCGCAATATCTGCAAGACCGTCGCCCTCGACTGATCCTAAAACTCTACCGTTGTTATCTCTGCTTTGCATTTCTTCCACTTTGCGTTTGATGTTGGCCGCGTCATCGTTTGGTATATCGTGGTGCATCATGGTCATAACTTCTTGATACACATCCATCGGAATCTTGTACAACAACATCTCGTTGCATGAAATAAACCCAGCATATTCACCGTCTTTAACCCGTGATCCAGCATCTAATCCTAGTTCTTCTGCCATAACTGGCACATATCCTAGTTTCATACGCTTATCAATCGTGTCATATTGATTGATGGTGGATAGCCAACATAAATGCCAACCCGGTATGGTTTGCAACTGCGGCAATGCGCTTTGTGTCCAACCGTCACGCCACATCTTACGGCGTTGCTCGGCTGACACATTTACATCCTCCGGTGGTCTACGGCTTTCGTCTTCGGTTGCACGATCCTCGCGACTCGTTGGTGTAGTTGTTTTCTTGATTCTGTCGTCGTTCATGTTATCTCCCTGCCTTTCTGTCTGAGTCAATATACCTACGGATCATTTTGTTTCTCACTTGGACATTGTCATACATTCCAGCTTCTTTTAATGCCCTCACGCGATCCGCGCTTAATGTGAAGGTCGCTTTCGTGGAGCTACCACTATTGGCTTCCCTTCCCGATGACTCATTCATACTTCTAGGTCTTTCACGGACAACTCCTTCACTTGAATCATCATCGCCACTGTAATGTTCAGGCAATGTTTTTTTCAATCGGTTTGTGAACTCTTCCCAATACTTTTCAGTTCTTGGGTTGAATCCCTCTTTCAATAATACTTTGTCAACAGCGACTGCAATGGCCGAGTCTTGATCACCGACGTTCGGATCGTACCAAGAATTCTCACGCATCCATTTGCCAGCCATTTCAGCAACAACAGGATCCTGTGTTTGCTGTGGTTGTTTGCTTGCTTCAGTCGCCTGACGTTTAAGGTTAGCTAACTTATCAACGTTGACCCGCGCTGAGTGCAACATCCTTTGCGCCCCGATCATCGCGTCACCGTCACCGGAGCGCGTGGCTTTGTTGATCTCCATTTCAGCGTACTCAAGGCGCACCATCTCATCTTCTAGTGCTTTATCCACCCGCACTTGGTCTGCTGCGTTGGTGCGCTGTTCAACGGCGGATAACCGAGTTAATAGTTGGGCGTTTTCACGCTTCAATTGCTCATATTTGAAATCCTTTTCAGCCCGTTCCTGAACATGCATCTGTTTCCGGGCTTTGCGCTTCTCACGTCTGATGCGCCTGATTTCTTCGGTGTCGCTGGCCTGATCTACGCCACCATCATCGGGCACGTGGTTTGATTCACCCTCCTCTCCCTCGTGTTGATCATCTTCAGGCTGCTCAATTTTTGAACTATCGACCTCAACCGTGCCATCACTTTTTTCGACAATCGGCAGTTCGTCGTCTTCTCTATGTCCGGCGGCCATCAGTAAATCGCTTTCATGGCGAGGGGGTCGCCTGTCACAGCCGCAATAACTTCATGGTCGTTTAGCACAACGAACAATGCACGCTCATCTTTGTCACCGTATGGTACTTCCCATCTGTCACCGCCCCACTTGGGCACGCGGATGTAATCGCCTTCCGCGCACCATGCGCCTTCTGGCCACGGCTCCATCGTGTCGCGCTTCTTAAATGCCAGCGGTCCGATCGCGATGACTTTACCCACCATGTTGTTGAATTTTTCGGCATCAGTGGTTTCCTTCACCAACATGATGCCTGATTCTGTGGTCTTCGCTTCTGTCGCTTTCAATTGAACAAGTATCCTCGCGCCCAATGGCCGCGCACCCGGAGGGATGACCGGGAATGCCCTATTCAACCTTTCTTGGTAATCTAATACTATTTCTGCGGCAACCACGCCGGGTTGACCTTCATATTCGCTATCCTTAAAGATGAATCTTCTTCCGAATGCTTGGTCAGCATCGTTTATTTTCCTTGCAGTAGGCTGCATCCTACCCGCCGCCATATCAGCCGCTAAATCCCGCTTTTGTTCATCCATTAACTGTGCCATATCATTTTCCTTTCAACGCGCATATCTCAGCGCAAGCAATGCAATTACGCATCATTTTGTTCGTCCATCAACCCGTTTAAAATATCCATCACCTTGTGCATCCCTTGAACGTATCCGGCTTTTGCTTTGTACTCCGCGAAATCCTTCGCCGTTCCATTTGCCAAGTACGTTGAAACATCGCTTATCTCCGCCTGTACTGCGTCGATAAATTTGTTAACATCTATCACTTGGATGTCTTGTTCACTGGTGCTGGCTTCTTGTCACCACCTGACAGCGATTTACCATCCAATGGAACGCCCATTGCCATGCGCTTATGCTGCGAAACAAGTTCGCTCTTCTGTGCTGCATCACTGCTGCTCTTCTCGTTCATCATGCTTCTCCATTCATAGATTGTTGTATTCTGTCCTGCAATCCCACAACCGTCTTTTCCTGCTCACCCTTCAGCTTTGCGGCCTCAACAGACAACTCAATCGTTGATATCCGCTCCTTCGTCAGGTTCTGCTCTGTCGCCATCGCTGCGGTCAGCTCATTCTTCTCTGTTGCTTGTTGGTGTGACAGCTCCAGCTTCTTGCCATCCATCGTTATATCAGCCATATCCTTTTCCTTGCGCCTCTGTGTCTCAGCGAGTGATGCCTGCAGAATAGGGTCTTGCTGTGGTTGCGGTGCGTACTGCTGCGCTATCTGTGTGAGTTGCTGCAATGCAGCGGAGAACTGCTGGAAGCCTTGCTCGATGTCGTTGTTTACAGCATGTGCCGCGCCAGCAATGGCGTGGTCTATCTCCCGTAACCCTTTTTTCTTGTCGTACTTTGGCTTCAACTCGCCTGTTTCATGTGCTGCGTACTCCTCAACCCTTTGCGTGTACCACAACAGCATGTGCTGTTTGGCGTGCTCTATGGCCGCTGGCACAAACACTGGAGCCATTATCGGGTTAGAGCCTAATGCCGGGTTCATCGCGAAGGAGAACAGCGTCTCCAAGTGTGCCAAGTGGTCTTGCTCAGGATACGCAACAACTGCCCGCCCAATGGCCATCGCTGCGTTCTCGTCTGCCGCGTGCATTTCGATGTTCTTGTTGAACTGCGGCATGATCTCAGCTACGTTCGGCACGCGCATCTGTTTCATGATCCTGCCATGAACGGCTCTTGGGTCGTACAGGCCGGGGGCTTCCTTCATCAGCTGCAAGATCATTTGGTTCTGCGCTACCCGCTGACCTTCAGAGAATATGTGCGGGTCGCTGACCGGGATGATGTCGCTGCTGGACGCGAAGTCCGCTTCCGTTACGCCGAACTCCTCCACCATGTCCTGCTGCTTTTGATCAATCAAATAATACTTGTTGATTCGTTGCAGGATCTTGAGCACACGCCTTTGTGAGTCGTGGAGCTTCGCGTGTATCGAGGAGAACACCACGGAGCCTTGCTCAATCAGAGCTTGCGTCGTGCCCACTGGCGCGTTGCTTGTGATGTCGGCGATCTTTTCTTCAGCGGTTGTCACCACACCTTTAGCCGCGTTGGTGATCCATCCTAACAATTCGAACAGCACAGGCGAAGGTGGATTGAACGGCATTGGCATTGCGATCTTGCGGATGTCGTCAACACCTACCGCGCCTTCAATCTCAACGATCTGCGTCACCTCGACACTCTTCGATTGCCCGGATACTTTCGCGCCCTTGAGCTTGAGCATCGTTGCAGTGTTGTTGATGTGGGCAGTGTCCAACAGAGCACGCAAAGCACCTGTTGCGCTTGCGGCCAAGCCGCCGATCAACTGGGGCAGGCCGATGGCATACGCACCACGCCATGGAATGAACTTGAATTCAACCATCCAATCCAGCCGCTCTAACGTTTCGTCGCCGTCTTCCCAATTGCGATACAGGCCAACGATTGAATAGTCTTGGTCATCGATCATGAGCATGTACGGAGCTTCTTCGCCGCCTGTGATCTGGTCGTCCTCCAATGACAGGTTGCAACTCACGTGGTACATGCGCCTCAGGCGTTCTGTGTCGTCGGTGCCTTGATACTCCTTGCCCTCTATTTTCTGATTAGCCGACTCCGACAACGTGGCATCAGGTGCGAGTGAGGCCGCGCTATAACTGCCGTCCAAGTACAGCCCGCGCTTGATCCTGCTCCGATACTCGAAGTCAGATATGTCCTGCATTTCGGTGGTGCGCTGCGCACAATAGAAATTGGTCGCGGAGAATGGCAACAGGATCCTGTCGATGGGTACGAACTCCGCGCATGGACGGCGCTTCTTAGCGTCCCACCACATCTTTAGAAACTGGCTGCCGCCCAATGGTAGCTGGGTTAGCAACTGCTCGATCTCATCGCGGAACTCGACGATCTGCTCCGTCAACTGCCAGTTCATGAAGTCGCGTTTGCGTTCAGCGATCTCTATTTTGTCTTCTGTGTTTTCACCTTTGATGTTTATCCGCACGGGACCATCAGGCGGGAATATCTCTTTCATGCCGCGTGCTGCGAAATCAACACACGCTTCGGCCATAACAGGGTGCGTTACACGTGCCGCGCCGGCAAATGCAGCACCGCCGGGAGCGTCATCGCCCATGCCAGTACGCCTGAGTCCCTCTTCATACTGCTCATCACGCTGCTTCCGCGCCTCTTTATCTGATTCGATGTTGTAGATGTATTGCAGGGCGAGGCTGGACAGTTCACTCTTGCTCACAACCGCTGCCAAATTCTCGTAGAAGTCGCCGCCCGACTGCTGTTCACCGTCCAGCATGACCATGACGGAACCATCAGGCATTTCGACCAAGCCTTGATCCGTCATATCAACAGCGAAGTCTTCGGGCTGATATTCTTCAGGAGCGTACTGCTCAATGTCTGGGGTGGCTTGTTGTAAGGGGAAGTTATCCATGTTTAGTTATGCATCGTCATGCGCTGGACATCTAGTGAAGGCTCAACCCAGCCGCCATTGGCCATCTTTTTTGGTTCTGGCGGGTATAGATGCGGGTTTGCCAGCTTTTGTAGTTCGATGAACTCCTCCATGGTGAGTGCTCCCGGTATTTCTCGACCAGCAGCTTTTAACGCTTCGATCTCGGCAATGGTGAATACTTTGTGTGGATCAAATAAGCCGGCATTGGCAAGGTCAGCGTATTCATCGAACGCGCCCTTCTTCACATAGTCCTGCATCATCGGAGTCAGTTCGTTGCGATACTCGGGGTTTTTCTCCATCCACTCTTTGACGCGCTGGCTTTCCCAACTGTTGCCGAATGGCTTCATTTCTGCGAGCCGCCTTACACCCGGCGTGTCCGAATAGTTTACTGCCTGTTGATATGCATTCTGAACATGCGGCCTGCCTGTTGAATCAATTAGCACATGCAGCTCGCTGTCGCCGCCATATTTTAGTGCTGCCGCTTCACCCTGCGTACACCAGCCACCAGCGCATCCGACCTCCTGCACCTTTCGCAAACCTTCGGGCGTATCTACGCCGGGCAACTTCCTCCAGCTATGGCCGCTAGGGTATTCATGTATCACTGGCAGTTGCAGGTTGCCAGCGAAGCCAGCGTCTTCCGCCTTCCGCGACAACGCCTCAGCTTCTTGGTTGGCAGTGTGCGTCATCCTGACGGCATCATGGAAAGCCATTCGACTTAATGACTCAGGACGAAGCGTTCCATCAGCCAGCTTGTTTCGCAGGACGTCTACTACGTGATTAAAGCCAAGCGCTCCTGGCCATTCGTGAACACCGTAAACCGTTTCGTCCGGAGGCAATTTGGAGAGCCAAGGTTCTTCCCTCAGCGTCCCCGCCGATTGATCTGAGACTTTTGCGCTGGTTATTGCTTCATCCGAAGCGGATTCCCAACCTCTCGCGGCTTGCGAGATGCCACGCGGCTCAGGGAATCCTGCAATGCTTCTTTTTGCTGCCAATGCGTTTGCATCAGCAACGCGATTATTGTTAGCGAAATCCTTATGCACGATACCCTGCTCCGCCAACGCTCTGACTCTATCCCCCTCTGTTCCCATTTCGTTCTTGATGTATTTGGGGATGGCGGTGTTGATCCATTTACCGAGTGACGATAAAGGGACAGGAACAGCGCGGTCACCCATGAAATCCTCCACAGACTTGTTGAGCCAATTGCCGCCTTTATGCTTGACGATCCCGGCCATCCCGGCACCACCAAACTGCGCAGCAGCTTCACCCGGATCCATTCTCCCCCATCGTGCAGCTTCTTCCGCCAACGTGCTCAATGGGTGTGTGATGCGCTCACCAACACCTTCCATGTAAGTCTGCGGTTGGTTCTGAATGCTAGGACGGCCATCACCCTGCATGCCTGCCTCGTAGAGAGAACGAGGTGACGCCAGTGCCATCCGCATAGCGTCAAGGCTCATTTCACTGTTGGCAGTGGGCATGTGGATTTATTTGGTCTTGGACTTTGCGGGCTTTGCTACAGGAGCTTCGTCTGCTTTTGTATAGAATTGCGCCAGTGCCTCGGGTGATATATACCACTGATCGATGGTGTTGCTCGGATCTACGCCTATTTTGCCACCAGCACACGGCACGACGCCGGAACACACTTTGACATCACTCAAGCTCTCGCCGGGGACATAATCACGGAAGTAAGCGATTGTGGTTTTCTGATACTGTTCAAAGCCTTCAAGCATGCTGATGTCTCCTGTGGATTAGTCTTGCGAAGTGGTGCGTCTGGTCAGCTCCATGTTCTTGATGATCTCGGCCATTCGGTCCATGTTGTCGCTGGACTCGCGCACGTCAACAGCGATTGCATCATCCCGACCAGTGCCTGCCAGGACAGTTCTGTCACCGTATTCAACTGGATTGTAGGCTTTTGCACGCCAGCGATAGTGTGATGCAATTTCCCGTGCGATAGCCACCGAACCCGCGACAGAGGTATCAGCACTGCGCAATTCGTTTACCGCCTCTTCGTCCCAGTGTCGGGCGGAGATGGCGCGTGCCTCCTTGATTTTTGCCGTGCGCTCAGCGTTGGCCAGCACCCATGCGCACATGTGAGAACAGGAAATACCCTGACTGCGGGCGATCGAAGCTTGAGACTCGCCATTCATTATGCGTTCAACAATTTCATCTTCGATGTCTGTTAGCCGTTGGTGGACAGGAGAATCAGGTTTAGTTGCACTCTTCATATTCGCGCGGGACGTTCGTTTTTTGAATGACAAAGGCGTGATATTTTCCACATGAAATAATTCTCCTCGACTATTTGGAATAAAGCAAGCTATTTATTGCACCAAGCACCTTTCCCTCAATTCTCCCCCAGCTCATTCCATTTTACGAATGTGGGGGGCTGTGGGGGTGCAAGAAGCACGACCCCTATAAATCATATTTCCCCTTAGATTCTGCTTATGGTTTATAGGAGTCCACGATCTTAGGGGGGCACAGCCACCCACATTCGGAGGGTGCATTATTGAGCTTGATGCCAAAAATAAAATTTGCCAAGCAAAACTTTTCCAGGCATAATTTCAAACCTCAGACTTAGGCAGGGGCACCCATGGCATTATCAGAACGAGAAATTTCCTGGCAGAAAAACAACCAGAGCAAGATCGACTCAGCAGCAAAGTTGCTGGAAAAACTAAATTGGCCGCAAGTCGTTTACTCAACGGCATTCAACTGTGACAGAGACAGCATTCCTTTGGTGGCAAAAATACTCGGGTATAAAATCAGGCGATGTTCTTGGACGGAAGACGGAGTCTGGCGCAACAAGGACGGATCACTAAAAGCATTTGTACTTTATGAAAGGGAGAAGAAGGATGGCGAGGCTTGAGATTTTATCAGCGGCAAAAAAATACATCGCAATGGGCTGGAAGGTATTCCCGTGTCACACAATTTCAGAAGACGGTGAGTGCTCTTGTGGCAGGAAGGCGTGCACAGACGCTGGCAAGCACCCGAGAACAGATACAGGATTGAAAGAAGCATCATCAGACACCGACCAAATAGAAGCGTGGTTTGGGGCAGGCTCTCCGCCGTCCAATATCGGAGTCGTTACTGGCAAGGTTTCTGGCATCACCGTGATCGACATCGACATCGGCCACGGCAAGCTCGGTGCAGAGAGCTGGTCGGCACTCATAGCGGAAAAAGGCGAGCCGAACACATTGATGTCAAAGACTGGAAGCGGAGGCCTCCATGTGCTATTCAAATACAACTCGGCATTGAGGACAGGCACAAACAGGCTCGGGAAAGGAATCGACATACGCGGAGACGGAGGATACATCATCGCTCCTCCATCAAGGCATCGCTCCGGCGGGGTCTACGAATGGATGAACGACACGCAGCTAGACGATCTTCCGGAGCATCTTCTGGCGAAGAAGAAAGATTTGCGCGGAAGCTACGAGCGACAAAAGAAATACACGGCTGTGCAAATAAAGAAAATGCTAGACCACATTCCGCAGGAAGACAGAGACACCTGGAGGAATGTCGGCGTTATACTCGGCAGAGAATTCTCTCGCTCAGAGGACGCCTGGAAGATGTATTGCGACTGGTCTGGCGAGTGGGAAGGAAAGAAGGGCAGAAACCACGACGAGATAATGAAGGAGGCATTTTACGTCATCAGTCAAGATCCAACTTCCGGCAGCAATCTTTCCGTCGGCACTCTCGTTTATTTGGCAATAGGAGGAGGCTGGACGCCAGAGACAGGCGTTGTGCCGATACAGAACTTCGTATTTTTCGCTCCTGGCAACAATTACATATATCGCCCAACCGCCAGCTTTTGGATAGGAGCGGCAGTCGATTGTGCCGTTGGCAAGGTCAATAGCGAAGGCCAATTGTTGAAGGCTTCTCAGTGGCTGCAACAACACATGCTCGCCACCAGCATGACGAAAACACCAGCACTGGAAGGTGATTACATAAAAGGCTTCGATTGCAGGGAAGGAGACTTGATCGTAGAGACGGGTTCCGCCGTGTTTAACGCATACAGGAGGCCTGTGATTGAGCTGGGTGATGCCAACCTAGCTTCCCCATTCCTTGACCACGTCAAACGTGTGTTTGACAAGCCGGGCGATGCTGACCAATTTTTAGACTATATGGCACACAGAGTGCAGTTCCCTGCACAGAAGCCAAGATTCGCACTATTGATCGCTGGAGATCAAGGTGTCGGCAAAGACACCGCTGTGGAATTCTGCGTCCCTGCCATCGGAGCTTGGAATGTAGCCAACACAGAGCCTGCAATATTGGATTCCGCATACAACGAATACGTCACGGCCACGCTTGTGCGCGTTAGCGAGGCGGCTAATCTGCACGACATGAGCAAGTGGGCTTTCAACGAGCGCATGAAAGTACTCATTGCAGGCTCTCCGGATTACGCAACCGTCAACCCGAAGTACGGTCACACCTATTCTGTCAAAATGCATTGTGGCGTCATCGTGACAACAAACCACCTGTTGACTGGCATTTACATTCCATCAGACGACCGACGCTACGACGTCATAGACTGCGCATCAAAGAGCGCAATGGGGCTGACAGACGACACAAAGGTGAAGGAATATTTTACGGTGCTGTGGGAGTGGTTCAACGATGGAGGATTCGCACACGTGGCAGCACTGCTACATCGTCGTGACATCAGCAAGTTCTCTCCGAACAACGGCCAGCGAAAGACCTATGCCCACCAGAGCGTGGTCAGCTCATCATTCACTTCCGACCATGAATTCCTGGATGCGCTACACGAGATGGGGGAACCAGACATGCTGCGCAGTGACGCGATAATGGCAGTGCTTATGCGCAATGGATCGGGACACGCAAAGGACTATGGAGGAAGGCTGTCACCCGCCTTGATGCGCCAGAAATACTTCATTCATCGCAATCCATTGCGTGCAGACTCACGCTGGAAATACGACGGAAAACTTGCGACAGTATATGTAAAGCAAGGGTCGGACCCGACGAATGAGAAGCTACAGAGCTTAAAAGTCCCATTCTAACTTATTGAATCAAAACAAAAACACAAAATAGTTGAAATAACGCTTGCTTTTATCAAACAACAGGTTCATGATTCTTTTCGTCAGCGGAACTTGCCGCTGCCCACCAACCAGAAAGAGGAGAAATAAAATGGATGCACATGTTGATGAATATTATGCTTACTGGGAAGCGGTAGAAGCAGAGGAAGCTAACGATCAAATGCGCGCCGCCGAAGGTGCTTGGGAAGATGCAGGGTGCTATTCATGAAACTTACAACAACCCTAGCAAGAATCCGCAGACTCAGAGCAAAAATAGCCTACTCACGGATCGCCCGCACAATCCTGCGCCCACTCACGGCGGAAGGGTGCCGCACTCACTGGTTGCAAGGCGCGTTAGCTGGTGATGATCATGCATGGCATATTGTCCGGTATAGCAAACTGCGCGGCCTGGTGCAGTGGATTGCCATTCATAGATAAGAGGAGAATCAAAATGACCCAACTTACAACAACACTAAACGACATACGCAAATGCAGCCCATGCGAGTCGGGATGGAAAATTCTGCTCAAGCACCTCGACAAAACTGAGGCGGACGATGAACCACTGCTCTTTAGTGTTATCGTTGAGTCAAACGGTCTCACTTATGCTTTGTGGTGTACACGCGCTGCGCCTGAATATGACAAGGAGTGGAGGTTGTTTGCGGTATGGTGCGCCCGGCAGGTGCAGCACATAATGGTAGATGTGAGGAGTATAGCTGCAATAGATGTTGCGGAACGATTCGCGCATGGAAGAGCTACAGATGAAGAGCGAGCAGCTGCGAGGGATGCTGCGAGTGATGCTGCGTGGGCTGTTGCGAGGGATGCTGCGAGTGTTGCGAGGGCTGCGTGTGCTGCTGCGAGTGTTGCTGCGTGGGATGCTGCGTGGGATGCTGCGAGTGATGCTGCGTGTGCTGCGAGTGCTGCGAGTGTTGCTGCGAGTGATGCTGCTGCGTGGGATGCTGCGAGTGATGCGACTGCTGTTGCGACTGCTGCTGCGAGTGTTGCTGCGTGGGTTGCGAGTGATGCTGCGTGGGCTGCTGCGAGTGCTGCGACTGCTGCTGCGAGTGCTGCGTGGGCTGCTGCGAGTGCTGCGACTGCTGCTCAAAAAACCGAGTTCTTACGTGTCGTGTCGGGAGCACTAAAATGAACCCACCACTCACACCCGCCGAAAAGCTCGCCGCAGCAATCGAGTACCTGCGCACACGAGGCAAATACCTGCCCGATCAAGCCTGCACATTCAAGCCAACCAGCGCGATGAACACCGATGTCGCGGCCACTTTTGCACAACTACGAAAGGAAGCAAAATGAAACATTTCATCCTTGACTGCGTACTGCCGATATTATTCGGCGCGATTGTCGCGTTCCTGTTCGTCTACGCGGTACTCAGCGCATGAAAGGCGGCGCGCGACCCGGAGCAGGGCGCAAGCGTCTGCCACCCCACCTCCGCAAGAGCAACATCACAGTGCGCGTAACCCCTGCCGTCGCGCAATGGCTGCGCGCACAGGAACAAAGTTACTCAGCATTGATTAACGCGCTACTCGCCACCGCGATGTGGCAAGACCAACCAGAAAGAGGAGGATAAAATGAATCCAATTGTAAAAATATTAATGGAACGAGACGGGTTGACGGAACAAGAGGCCAAACAACGACTGCGGCTTGCACAGAATCGTGTTCTTGGAGGAGAAGACCCGGAAGAGGTGTTGTTTGATGAGTTCGGCATTGAGCCGGATTATGTGTTCGATTTGATCGATGGAATGTACGAGGTGGTTCGATGAAAGACCCAACTTGCACGGCATTGCTTTTTGATGAGCTGAAGGTCGCGAAAGATTTTAGAAGCGTCGCGCAGCTGATGGAATACACAAGACTTGATAAATTTCACGTGATGCACACCCTGTATTACTTGAAGAAATGCAAGGCTGCCGACCTGGTCTCAGACTGCTCCGGCACATGGTGGTTTGCGACCCCGTCAACAGACAAAAGAATTTGCCAAATGGCAACAAGAAAGATCGAAAACGAACCAAGGAGGAAAAATGCGAACATTCGTATTCAAAAGAAACTTAACTGTTGAAGAGATCTATTCCGTGCAGATGTCAGACAAAATGGCAAATCCGTCTGTCGCACGCAGCATGTTGATGAGGCAACTCGCAAATGAGCAATTGACAGATGCCGTCAAATTAACCAACTCGCAAGTTATTAATACAGGGAGGATTGGCAAATGTCTATGAACGTTCTTAATATCTTCTCTATGGCATCATCACTCTCGTCGATGCAGAGGTATTCTCAGACTTTCCTCAACAAAAAAGAGTCGGTGCTTGAGCACACAGGGTTCGTTGTCTTGTTTTGTTGCCTTGTGGCTCAAGAATTAATAGCAATAGGAAGGAAAGTTGATTTAGGATTGCTTTTGAGCAAGGCCGCGTTGCATGATATTGATGAGATAATAACAGGTGATATTCCAAGGCCAACGAAATACTTTGATGAAGAGACCCGGAAGAACTTTGAAAAAATCGAAGTTTCTGGGATGGTCAATTTGATTAAGAGCATGGACTTGTGTCAATCAACTTTTCTTATTTGGAAGGGAAGTAAGGACGGTTACGAAGGCACGATTGTCGCAATTGCTGATGTTGCTGCGGTCGCATTTAAGTCTTGGGAAGAGACAGAATTATTGGGCAATAAAATGTTTTCCCACAATGCCAATAATTTGGAGAGCCACCTTAATAAGATTTTATTGTCTGTGGATGATGAGTTCTTAAAGGGAATTGTTGTTGATCTTCTTAAATTAACAAGGAAAGCACAATGGAAATAACAGTTCTTAAAATTGATTCTTTAGACATTCTAAATGAGGCTTGGAAAATTTCCAGACCCGGTGAGAGTTCAGAAGAAGTTTCAAAAATACTATCAATTGATGCTCCAATTAATGATATTCCGTGCGCTGTTCTGCACATCACCAGCTCAATTGCAGAGAGGGAGGTGTTCGCCTCCTCCAGAGACCATGTTATGTGGGCAAAGACATCCAGGGTATCAGACCCAACTGAATGGGGAATTCCGCTTGTTGGCAACCTGAAGGCTCTTCACGAAGAGCAGCTTGCAATGAAGGCTTCCGGAGTGTCGCAAGATATCTACAGGATGCACATGCCGCTTGGGGCGATAACAGAATACACGATCAAGATTAGCATTAGAAGTCTGGTGAAATTATCGGATTATTTTAAATACCTGAGCATTGATAATTCTGCTCTTGAAAAAGTTTTATCAGACTGGATTATGGAAGCTCCTCGGCCAAATTATAAACTGACAAAATTCATGTCAAGAATAAATAGCTCTGGCAATGGTATTGTTGGTGATTTTCTAATTGTGACAATCAAGGCGTCGCTCGCTCTTCGGGCACAAGCTGTTCGTCACAAGCAATTCATCATCAAGGACGGTCTGGAGGAAATGTTGCTTGGTGGCGCATTCGAAGGGGTGTCGATCAAAACAGAAATTGATATGCAGCTTTGCGCCTCCATTGATTTTTGGAAGTCAATTCTGGAAAAAAGAAGTTGTTGGATGGCGCAGTACGGCTTTTGGTCGGACGTAATCATTCTTGTGCAGCAATATATTCCGCTCTCTGAGAATATGTTGCCGTGCAAGGAGTATTGCGTATTTGGGAAAGATGCGGAGCTTCGGTACACGGACAAAGATCCTGGCAGTCCGTGCCCGAAGCACATCATAATCAACAAGCGTGTGATTACAGAGCAACAGCTTGTTGACATCAATAAACAGTATGAGTTGGAGAAACGTCCACAATTTTGGAGGAAAATAATAAATGAAATTTGATCAAGTTTATGTGTATATTGCTGCACCGTTTTTTAACGCGGAACAGATCAAGATCGTGCAAGACATCGAAGACACGCTCCGCACAGCAGATGTGAAATTCTTTTCACCAAGAAGTGAAGGGGTGTTAATAGAGATCGCGCCACAGGATCGCGCAGCTCATCTTGAAAGGGTATACCAAAGTAACGTAGAGCATATGATGGATTGCAATGTGATGCTGGCGGTTGTTGATGGAAGAGACATCGGCACCATGTTCGAGATTGGATTCTTTGCGTCAAAAAAACTCACAAACAAAGATAATTTATCAATCACATTTACTGATAAGTCCTTCGGGTTGAATGTGATGATACAGCAAAGCGTCGACGGACACTTGAAAGGTGTTGGTGATTTAACTATGCTTCTTGAGATGGTAAAATACAATGGCGGTATTGGTGAAGAGCAGCTGTCATTTTTTAAAGACTTCAATCAAAATGTTTATTAGGGGACTCAAAATGATCAAAAGAGCTATGCAAGAAATTGTTGCTGAATATAATTCACTTACAGGGCAAAACGTAAAGAGATTTGCGACAGCTGAAATCGGAGAGAAGCGACTCGCGCTTGCGAAGGGGAGCAAGCCTGTTCCTGTCCTAAAAACCAAGCCTATTCCAAAATGGAAAATGGCAGGAATTACGGTTGATGGATGTCCTTATCGAAGCATAAAGGAGGCTTTTGATAAACTCGGTCTGCCGCTCAACAAGCATGGCAAGTTAAGGTTGAGGCTGAAAGCTTCTGGCAAAGAAATTTTTGAGCACAACGGGAAGCAATACCACTTTGGGCTAATTGAACAAGGGAAATTATTATGATTCCGGGAGCAGAATTGATTCGCTCACAAGGTGATGTGCGCACGGCATTGATGCATGTGGCCGCTGAAATTAATGCCAGACTGGCTAATACGAACCCATTGGTGCTGTCCGTGATGGACGGAGCCGTGGTATTTGCAGGGCAGTTGTTGCCACTTCTAAATTTCCCTCTTGAATTTGGGTGTTTGCACGTTTCGCGCTACGGCAACGACAAGCACGGGGGAGAGGTTCGTTGGAGAACCGAGTCAAAAAATCCAGCAGGTCGCGTGGTGCTGGTGCTGGACGACATTTTGGACGAAGGGGAAACATTATACGCTATCAAGCAGCGCATGGAAGAGCTTGGGGTGACAAAGTTTTATAGTGCCGTTTTCGCCGACAAGGACAATGGCAAGACCAAGCCGATACGCGCCGATTTTGTCGGACTTACCTTGCCAGACCGTTTTGTATTTGGCTACGGGATGGACATTGAGGGTGCGTGGCGCAATTTGCCTACAATTTATGCATTATAGAGGACATCATGAAAAAATCAGTGCCTACAATACTCACAGAGGCTGCAAAGACATACGAAGAGCGCAACAAGATTTATGGAGACACTTATAAAAACTTTGGTGGAGCGATGGCAGCTGCTTTCCCAAACGGGTTGGTCGTTAAAACTGCGGACGACTGGAATCGAATAGGTTTGCTGGTTCAAATAATGGGCAAGGTCACGCGCTATGCAGCCCAGTTCGAAAATGGCGGACACCTGGACAGCGCACACGACGCCTGTGTGTACGCGGCGATGCTTGAGGAGTTGACCGTTGAATATTCCTCAGTCGGGAGTTAATCAACAGAAGGTGAAATTCTTCCAAGAGATTGCGCACGCATTCCAATTCTTGTCGCTGTACCATTCGTTGTCTGAGGAAGATCAATTGTCCGTTATGCAAATGCTAACAAAATTACAAGGTAAAAATAAATGAGTTCCCACAGACCTCCTCCCGTCAAAGGGAAAGCGTGGCAGCAATTGTCTTTTGAGGAAAGATTCAGTGCAAGTTTCACAATCAACAAAGACACTGGTTGCTGGGAATGGGACAAGGTGCACCCGACAAATGGTTATGGAGGAATTGTCTTTGGAGGGAAGCAACTCAGTGCTCACAGAGCATCATGGATATTTCACAAGGGGTTGGAGAAAGAAACTGATTGTGTCTTACACAGGTGTGATAATCGCCGATGTGTGAATCCTGACCACCTTTATGTCGGTGACAGAAAACAAAACCGAAAAGATTTCATGGAGCGCCACCCTAGGGCAAAAGAGCTTGTCGACATTGGACAGAAAGCGGCAACGAAAGGATCAAAGAAAAAGTGGGACTCGATGACTGTTGAGCAAAGAAAAGATTTCTGTAAAAGAAGAGCAGAAGCTCAAGCCAAGAATGTTCACAACAGAGTCAAGAAATACAAAAGGAGAACGACATGACCATTTCCATTATACTGGATTGTGAAACAACGGGCTTGCCGCTCCCGGACTGCGCAGATCTGGACAAACAGCCATGCATCATCGAGCTTGCCGTTGCCAGAATCGAGGGTGGTAAGATCGTCGCCGAACACTCATGGTTGATGAATCCTGAGCGTCCGTTGGAAGCGATTATTACCAAGATAACAGGGTTGAAAGACGAAGACCTGGTCGACAAGCCAAAGTTCCGAGAATTGCTAGGCGAAATCGAAGAAGCATTCGGCGGTGCAGATCAACTTATAGCCCACAATGCACCGTTTGATGTAGGGTTGCTAGGGTTTGAGTTGTCCAGAGCCTGCAGGACTGGTTTCCCATGGCCTAAAACGACGATATGCACCGTACAGGAGTTCTTCCACGAGAAGGGCAGGAGATTGACACTTGCCCAGCTGTATGAATTGAAGCTCGGACGGCCTTTAGCGCAGACACACAGGGCAATGGATGATGTCAGAGCACTTGCTGAAATTTGCATTCACGAGAGGATTGTATGATCCAGCTACGCATCAGGACGGAATTCACATTTGGGCAGACTTATGCTCCCATCGACAAGGTGATTGCCCACCTCAAGGAAACGGGGTGCACGGCAGCAGGAATTGTTGACCAAGGGAGCACATGGGGGCACGTCAAGTTCTTTAATAAGTGCAAGGAGGCAGGAATCAAGCCGCTATTGGGGGTTGAACTTGTCGTGACGGACGATTCCGACGAGTCTCCGCGTATGTGGTTTATTGCCAAAAATATGGAAGGGTTGCAGGAACTATATCGTTGGTCAAGCAAGACATACCAGCAGCAGCTTCCCGGCAAACGCGGAGCTATCGCTGGTCTGCGCCGAGCAGATGTGATGAATATGTCAGACAACATCATCAAGTTCGCAGGGGACATCATCGACGAAGAGTTCTTGAAGGAAGTCGGGGCATTCGCCGACATCAGTCCGGCCAGTCGAGTGCTGGCTATGAAGAAGCGGTCGATTGGATTGCCAATTGTCGGTGTGTCGGACAACTCGTACATTAAGCCGGAGGACTCAAAGACATTCGACTTCATGGGAGGTGGCAGGAAGCCTTCGCCGCAACACATATTGCTTGAATTGGAAGGACAGGACGTTGCGCAGCAGATCGTCGACAGCATCACGCTCGACGCGCTGCCAAAAGCACCGATGATACGCGCAGAAGGAGATGTAGAGGCATTGTGCCGTGAGGGCATAAAGTTCCGCAGGATGGAGGAAATGTGGACAGAAGAATACGAGCAGAGATTGCTATATGAATTGGGATTGATCAGAAGCAAGGATTATGATGCTTATTTCATCATCGTCGCAGACATGGTGTGCTATGCCAAGCAACGCATGCTGGTCGGTCCATCAAGAGGATCAAGTGCCGGATCTTTGGTTTGCTATCTAATGCGCATCACAGAGGTGAATCCAATTCCTCCAAAATTGATGTTTGAGCGATTCATAGACATTAACCGCTCTGACCTTCCGGACATAGACCTGGACTTCCCCGATAAGAAGCGCCACGTTGTGTTTGAGTATATGGCCGAAAAGTACGGCGTCGAGAATACAGCGCACATCGGAACGGTAAGTGTATACAGACCGAAGAGCGCATTGGTGCAAGTTTGCAAGAAGTTGAACATTTCGCCGTCTGCCACGGCAGCTGTAAAGGTCGCGATGATTGAACGTGGGTCTGCCGACTCACGCTCGACCAGTTGTCTGGAAGACACGCTCAAGACGACAGATCCAGGGCGTAAGCTGGTCGAAATGTATCCGCAAGTGGTGATTGCCACCGAGCTGGAGGGGCACGCATCACACACGGGTGTCCATGCGGCAGGCCTGTTGGTGTGTAATGATAATATAACCAACTATTGCACCGTTGATGATAACGGTATCGCGCACGTCGAGAAAGGCGCGGCAGAAGAGCTTGGATTACTAAAGATTGACGTTCTTGGTCTGCGCACTCTTGGGGTGCTGGAAGACTCCGGGGTGCCGATTGACTGGTACAATCTGAAGTTCGACGATCCTGCCGCCTATGCCGTGTTCAACAGCGGAAGGTACAGCGGAATATTTCAATTTGAGGGGAGCGCATTGCGTTCTGTTGGAGGGCAGATAGACTTCACATCAATGGTGCAGATCGATGCTGTGACGGCACTGGCTCGTCCCGGTCCATTTGGTGGTGGTGTAACAGAGAAGTATATTAACCGCAGCAATGGCGAGAAATATGATCAATTGCACCCGGCTGTTGCGCAATATATGTCGGAGACATATGGTCTTCCGATTTACCAAGAGCAGGTGATGGCAATTGTTCGTTACATCGGCAACTTCAATTGGGAGGACGCATCATTCATCCGCAAGTCAATGGCCAAACGGCTTGGATCGGAATTTTTCAATACATTTTATGCGAAATTTGAAGAAGGTGCTATCAGCAATGGTCTTACGAAGGCACAAGCGGCAGACATTTGGGAATTGATAAAGGTGATGGGCACGTGGTGTATGAACAAGGCTCACACCTATAGTTACGCCATCATCAGCTACTGGACGGCTTACTTGAAGGCGCACCACCCGATGGAATTTGCTGCTGCCAACTTGCGCAATGCTAAGGACGAGGAAAGTGCTGTCGGATTGCTTCGCGAGATGGTTAAAGAAGGGTTGAAATATATTCCATTCGACATAGAAAGGTCTGAAGAGCATTGGGCGGCGAAAGGTGATGTGTTGTACGGAGGCTTTATGAATCTTCACGGCTTCGGAGAAGCGAAGGCGAAGAAGTTTTTGGAGGCACGCAATGCAGGAAAGTTGACGCAGAAGATGCGCGAAGATGTGGCAAGTGCGCAAAATATATTCTCAGACTTGTTTCCGTTCAGGACGAAGTACGGCCAAATGTATGATGATCCGAGCGGCAACGGGTTGGGGGGAGAATTGAGTCACATCGAAGACTTTGATGGTTCGCAATTTGGAAGCCACTTGTTGCTCGGAGAGATCATCTACAAGAACTTGCGGGACATCAATGAGGATGTAAACGTCAAGAAGCGCGGAGGGAAGGTCGAAAAAGGACAGCCAACATTCATCGATCTAAGGTTGCGCGACGACACTGGCGAAATGTTAGCCCGTATCCATCGTTTCGATTACAAACGGATAGGCGAAGAGCTATTCAACACGATTCCGGAAGGAGCACACCTGTTGGTGCGTCTCAAGATTTGTCGCGGCATCAAGTTTGGCATCATCGAAAAATGGAAAAGAATTGATGTGTAAAATAATTGTTGCTTTTATTTTGCAATTGGAAGATAATGCTTCATCGCGCAATAGTGCGCGACCAGAAAGAGGAGAAATAAAATGAAAATCCATCCCGCCATGCGTCACGTCAAGAGACTGTTCGAAGTTGCTGGATTTCAGATTCTATATGTTGGCACTTTGTCCGCGCACGTATGCTATCGAGGCTACGTCACGCGCCCGTTGATTATTGACGTTAAATTGTCACCTATTGAGAACATTGGCAAGATTGATGTCTGCGAATTTTCCGACCAGCACCCGCTCTATGTTGATGTGATGAAGTTGCATGGCGTAAAGTTTGCATTTTAATATGAACTCCTACCAATTTAAAACCGAACCGTTCGCCCATCAGCTGACGGCGCTTGCGCTTTGCAAGGACGCGGAGGGCGTAACAGCATGAACTACTCATTGCACTACGAGCGGTTAATTCAGCGGGCACGAGACCGCGCAAAGCCGGGCGAGTACACCGAACGGCATCACGCACTACCGCGCTGTTTAGGCGGCTCCAATGATCGGCACAACTTGGTGCATCTTACGGCTGAAGAACATTATGTCGCGCACCAATTGCTTGTGAAAATGTACCCCGGAAACGGTAAGCTAGTATTTGCAGTCAACGCTATGCTACGTAGTTCGCGAAGGCATAAAGATCGCGCAGCGAATAAAAGCTACGGATGGATACGCCGAGCATTCGCGATACAATCATCCCTACAAAATTCGGGAGATAATCACCCAATGAAACGTCCAGAGGTTGCAGCAAAATTAAAAGGCGCGAACAACCCGATGTATGGAGTTAAAGGAAAAGCGCACCCAAACTTTGGCAAACCCGTAAAGCTTGATCAACGCGGGGCGAAAAATCATATGTTCGGTCGCGCTGGCGAGATGCATCATATGTTCGGGAAGCGCAACGATGCTATGCAGCGCCCGGAAGTTATCGAAAAGATGCGCGCCACATCACTCAATAAAACCGCTGAAGAAAAAGCAGCTATCCGTGAAAAGAAACGCGCGACATTTCGAAATCGCACGACTGAGCAACGTGAGCAATTCCATTCTAGGTATGCTGCAACGCGCACGAAAAATAAGGCGGCATCATGCTAAATTATCA